TTCCAGCGTGAATACACTTGAAGTTGTCAGTTGACCACCGGTCAGCAAATTGATGTTGGTAGAACCGGGGCTACTGACGGGTGTCTGTAGATACGCGGCAGCCGGAGTAAAATTCATGCTGCCAGTAGCAACAGGGCCACCATCTATCGTCCATCCGGGTCCAATGCTCCATCCTGGTCCAATTGTGACTGCCATGTCGAGTTCCTTCTAAGATCTAGTATTTATCTGGTGACGGCAATGGGCACCGTGGTGTCTTGTATACGGTCCTTTGCTTGCTATTACACCACAATGCGGGCAAGTTTTTTTCTGTTGGCTATAATGCGTACCTTCTTCTAATTGTTTAGCAAGCGTTGCTAATCTTTTTTCAGTATGTCCGGACGGTTTCTTTTTGCCTTTTAACGCTACAGATCGTTTAGTTTTTTCTGCATCACTCATTGGACCTTTTTTAATACCAGTCATTGCTGCTTTCATTCTTGCTTTTTGTTCTTCTGTTCTTTTTTGTCCTCGAGTTTTGCTTGCTTGTAGTTCTCTTGATTCTTTTGATTGTGGCTCGCGATGTAACGCCGCATTTCTATTTTTTTCTATTTGGGCGGCAGATGCTGGTATACCTTTATTATGAGCGGGGCGCCCTTTCATAGTAGCGGAATGTACGACAGAGAATTCTTTTTTAAGATTTTCGTAAACTCTACTAGTTATTTTAGTTTCGTAACGCTGAGTATACTGTCCGTTTCTTTTCATTCCGTTTAACGCATAAATCATTTTTGCTTTTGCTTCACCAGTGTGCATTTTGGTCAATAGCCAATGGCAAATAAAATGTTCTCTAGCGGTGAGATCTGCTAAATTTTCTTTGCTGTCGAGACCCCCTAAACTACGAGGAATTATATGGTGACGCTCTACATATCCTTCTACTGTACGAGTTTTTGCATTTTCTGTTATGTTGTTATACCAAGTATTATATTTGTTCATACTTTTATTTATCAAACTTTGTCTTTTACTTAAAGTACAATAACATTTGTAGATATAAATGTCAACAAAAAAGGACCTTTCGGTCCTTTTTTGCAACTCCCCATCCCTGGATTGTTTTTATTGCTTTTTGCAATACCTTTGTATCATGAGAAACTAAGGTTTTGTACTGCTATTTCGCCAACGTAGTCAGCAGCATTACCAAACGAACTTGCAGTATTCGTGAGTTCTACGAATCCGTAGCGAGTCATAAATGACACGACTGGTTCGAATGTGCTTGGATCCAACACAACACCTGAGCTCATCAACGGAATGTAAGGGCAATAGAATGCGGCTGCATCAGCCTCACTAGAACCTTTGTATCCGACCAGAACTGGTGACGAATCGTTAGCATAGCTGTTAACGAACACACGCATTGCGCCGTTCAATGTACCAACAAACTTGGTGTTTGTAGGTGCTTCGAATGTGCCTTCTGTAGTACGAGCAAACGCTGAAGTAGTAGCACTTTGCAGCACTGTCAAGCTGGCTGGTGAAACAACAGCCCAGTTACCAGCGCCACGACGTGTACGCTGAGCAATCAGGTTGGCAACACGATTGATCAGAACAGCTAGAGCAGCGTGTTCATCACCAACAAATGTAGCAGTACCACTCACAGTAGCTTGGTTGTATGTGTACTCAGTGGCAGCCAGGCTGCTCAAGCTAAGTAAAATCTCTTGGTCAATCTCAGCTGTAATCTCTTGTGCCAGTGCAGCCATGATTTCTGCTTCAACGTCAATACCATGCATGGCTTGTGCGTCTTGTGCAGATTCAAATGTCCAGCGAGCTTGTAGCTTACGAGTTTTAGCTTCAACAGCTTGCTTCAAGATTTGAACAGACACAGTCTTACCGCCGTTACCTTCCATGGATGCTGTGCTAGCGCCCTGGTAGTTGGTAGTAGTTGTGCCTGCGTTGGCAGCAGCAGCTGGGCTTGATGAATAAGCTGTGGCAATTGTGAACGGGCTCAGTGCTTCTTGACCAGCAGCAACACTGGTCTGTGCAGCTGAATTGTCTGTCAATGCACTGGCGTAACGCACACGCAGAGTGTGGATCTGACCAACTGGACCTGTCATTGGCTGAACGCCAACCAACTCGTTAGCAATAACAGTTGGCATAACACGTCGAATCACTGGCAGAATCACACGGTTTAATGTGGCGATGTTACCAGATGCTGTTGAACCAGCACTTGCATTCTCTTTCAAGTACTTGCGTGTATTCTCAAGAATAACGTTCATACTACTACGCTTTGAACCGTTTAGACCTTCAAGCAGTGCTTCCTTGGTCTCGTCCCAGCGACCTTCTAATAATTGTTGTGACATTTAATGTCTCCTTTAAAATTAATTCAACCCTGCCAACCGCTTGATGTCGATTACATTGCTGTGTTCAGCAGTTTCTTCTTCATATTGGCTACGGGCAGATTTATCGCCAGTGACTGTGGACACGGATTCTGTAATCACTTTTGGGGCTTTTACAGAGCGGTCTGTTAGAACAGCTGGAAGATACTTTTCAAATGCGTTTTTCAAACGGCTAGTTTGGACGCTTTCGAGTAAACTACTCATGACTTCTGCTTTTTCCCGGTTTAGGGGAGCCAGCAAGTCATCTAATGTGCTTTGACGCTCATTGGATTCCTTGATCATGCGTATTTCACGCTCTTTGGACTCGTTAAGAACTTTTGCGTTCTTAATAAGTTTGATGGCTTCAGACAACTTGGCATCTTTGTGTGCAATGGTGTCGTGTAACTTGCGTACTTCCGCTTTCTCATTGAGATGGGTAGCACCAAATTCACTGGCGTATGCTTCAAAGATACGACGACCAAAATTGTTCTCGCGAGCAACTCGAATGTCTTCGTGTAATTGGCTGAGTTCGGCCTTTAGATGACGACTTACAGACTGAGTCATTTTCTGTGCAGATTCTTTTATGAAACGGCTCTTCAATGATTCCAACTGACCACGTGCTTCACGAACCAACCGAACTTTTGTTTCTACAACATCTTGTTTGTCAGTCGCGAATTCTTGAATTTCACGGGCCAATGCATGTACAATAAATCCTTCCAATTTCTGGAGGCCTTCATTGTGCTGCTTGCGATCTTTGCGCAGTTCGCCAATTTCTTCGGCTAATTTAGAAACCATGAAGCTGTTGAACTTCGTTGCGGATTCTTTCATTTTGCCAGTGAATTTAACGCGGTCTTCGGCAAGTGCTTGCTTTTCAGCTGCAACTGCTTGGATCTCTGCGGTCAGACCATCTGTAACCATACGATCTAGGGCTTCCACCATCACTGTTTTGTCATGTTCATAGCGCTGTGCAAACTCCTCGCGAAGCTCCGCACGAACTTGTTCACGAGCTTCTGTCATCTTGGCTTCCCAAGCTTCAGAGATCTCCTGGCGAGTTTCCTCGGTGATCAAATCGCTATCTAGTAACGGTTTAATAGCATCTAACATGCTTATTCCTCCCTAATTTTAAGATCTTTGATCAGCTTTTTTACTTCGCTGGCCAAATATCTTTGTACTTTGTTGTCCGCACCGGCTTCGCGTGCCACTTCCAACAATCTATGTCCGTACTTCATGTTCATGAGTCCTTCGTATATTGCTGTGGGATATGCATTTGGAGCACTGGGTTGTGCAACTACATCTACAGTGACAATTTCAAAATCACTGACATGTCCTGTTCGGTCGTCGACATTTCCTGATCCACGACTTGAAACACCTAATTTAACACCGCTGTCCAACATGGTTTTGACCAGTTGTCCCATTGGCGTAGGTAATATTTTTAATTTTCCATAACCTATTGAGCCGTCACACCACATCTTGTCTATCATGTGACTGACGCGATCTAAGTTAATCTTGAGATCATCTGGATGATCCACCTCGCCTAATACCGAGTTGCCATTTTCAAGTTGTTCATTGATGGTGCCAACTGCTTTGCGGATCTCGTGAGCCGGGTATATTCTTTCGTTGGCATTGCGTTTGTCACCTTCAATGCAGATTCCCTGCATGTAAAGGGTTTTACCAGAGCCATCAACAGCGTCCTCGCTCAGCAGTTTTACCTGCGCTTGCGAGAAGCTGAGATGTTCTTGTAGATAACGAGCCATATTCTCTTAGACTGGGGACTTGGTGTTTACGCCAGCAGCTTGTGTTGTAACAGGCTTTGGAGCAGCGCCTTGTTTAGGGCTGGTTGTCATTCCCATGTCTTTAGCAGACGGAGCAGGACGGCCTTGTGCTGTGTCGCCAGTCATTCTAACTGGGGAACCTTGCATGCCCTTGGCACCACTGTTGGCTGCCACTGTGGAACGGCTGTTTGTACCAGCTGGTTCTGTAGTAACTGGCTTTGGAGCAGCTTTAAGGTCGACGTTTTCCATCATGCCCATTTCAGGCATAATGTCAGCAGTATCATCCATTTCCATTGAATCGCCACCGGCATCCGGGCCAAATTCTTCTTGGTCTTGATCGCCGCCCATCATGGCTTCAAATTCGGCCATTAGTTCGTCTAGTTTGTCTTCTAGGTCAACCACGCGGTCTTCAATGTCGCCTTCGTCGTGGGCGCCTTCAATGTCTTGTGTGAGATCATCGCCGGCTTGTTCTGCACCGTCGTCAAACTCAGCATCCATGTCGTCTTCTTCACTAAGACCTTCTTCTTCAGTCTCAACGTCAGTGATCAAATCGTCAGCGGCGTCGCCGTCGTTCATTGGATCCATATTTTCTTCAATCGAGTCTTCTTCAGTTTCATCCATCAAACTTTCATAGATTTCGCGAGATTTCTCAACTACGATATCATGGAAAAGTTCTCTAGCTTTTGCGTCTTCATCGTTAATTACGAATTCAATTAACTGTTCAAATTTTGATGTCATATTGTTTCCTCCAAAGGGTTATGGCTCATGTTTATTACTTACACAAAAGTAGTAAACTTAGCATATTTAAACGCCAAAAGTGGCGTTTTTGAAGGAAATTTACAGGGCCGGCGGCGCTGCTGGAGGTGCGTACTGTTTGCGAATGTCTTTGAGTTTTTCTTTGTACTCAAAGGTTCTGACATCATTCATCTGACGCAATTTGCTCAACTGTCGCAAAGTTAAACGAGTTTTACGAAGCTGGCCTTTTTGAGGCTGACTGTTGTCCTGAGAAATATCTTGATATCCTTCAGGCTGCTTCTGATATAGTTCGTTTAAAATCATACAGGTATTTATGCAGTTGGTGGCGGAGGAACAGCCGAGGGTGCTGTTCCTGCACCTGGTGGTGCGCCTGGCACAGCGCCTACGTCAGCACTGCCTTCAGGTGGCATTGCAGCCAATGCTTCACCAGATTGAATATCACTTTCCATGCCGGCTGGAGTAATGCCAATACTACGCAGATCTTGTCCTTGTGTGGTTTGCAGTTCAGGCTCATCGCGCTCTTCTTTCCAGAGTTTTGCGTTTTCAGTGATTTCTTCTTGACTCAGACCCAGGTATCGTTCCATCAAGAAACGCTTGCTCATGTAGGGCAATTGTTCTAATGCGGCAAATGTACTTACACGACTGGTGTCCATTTCTGCTTGACGGTAACTTGCAAAGTTTTGTGGTGGACCTAATACAATATCAAAAATGCTGTTGTCAATGTTAAAACCACGCCATTTCATAAACATCTTGAATTCATCATCCAATTTTTGCATGATCAAACGCTGTAGTCGTTCACAGTACTGGTTGAATCTATACTCTTGTATAAGGGCTGTGCCTACTTTTCCATCGTTCATTGTACGATCTGAGTCGTCTGGACCAGTGGGCAAATAGCTTGAAGGCACACGCAGACCACGTGCCATTTTGTTGTTGAAATACTTCAAATCGTCAATCTCGCCCAGTCCAGTGCCGCCGGGCAAGGTGTCTACACTTGAACCACGACCGTCAGCTGTCTGTGGGAAAAAATAATCTTCATTAATGCTCAATGGATTGTATGCAGCATCCATCATGTTGGCTCCGCCGCCGCTGACAGTGGGGATTCTGCGCTGATGCATTTCGTTTTTTACTCGTTCCACAAAGGCCATGGCCATATGGCTGGGCATGTTGCCCACGTCAATTTTGAACACTCTGCGTTCTGGCGCACGACTCACACGGTATATCAGCACTGAGTCTTCTAGTAGTTCTTTTTGTTTGTAAACTTTGAAAATATTTTCTAAAATACTCTGTCCAAACGGCCAAAAGTAGTCAAGACCTTCATTCAAACTCAAGTGTACCACATGCTTGGCATCCACTGTGGTTTCGTTCATGGCCTGTGTGAATCTGCTGTTGCCGGCTGAGCCGCCGTAGCCACCGCCACCGCCACCATTGGGTGCAGAGTAGTTGTTCTGTCCCACAGATCCTGTGGCACGGCTCACATAGTAATCGCTGGTGGTTTTAGGAGCAATACTTAAATTTTCAAAGTTGGGATTGATGTCACGGATAACATACTGTTCAGGACGTTTGCCTTCGCTTTCATTCACAATGACTCTGCTGACTTTGACCATGTCAACCCAGTACATCTCAAATGTTTCCGGGTCACGCACAAACACTTGATCGCCATACTTGATGGTGTTGCGAAACAGTTTGAACATGCGCTGGTCTAGTTTGTTCAACTTGCACCATTGTTGCAGTTGTTTTTTAATGAGTTCTACTTCGTGATCAGTGGGAGTGTCTTTGAACACTATGTCAAACGGAGTGTTGTTGTCTTCGTTGTTTTGTGTGCTGAATTCAGCAATGATATCCAGACATGCATTGATCTCTGAATCCATGTCCATATTTTCATATTGATTGTAGCGCTCAACACGATTGGGGTGGCCCGAGTACACTTCGGGCAGTCGGCTGGCATAGTTGCGAAAGGCAAAATCGTTGCCAGTGGCTGTGTTGCTGCCTGACCCAGTTTGTCGATTGTAACCGGGCAAACCCGCAGCGTTGTTTCCAGAAATAGGGCTGAGTTGTCCATTGGCGCCACCGTCGGCCACTTTGAAGTACTTGCGCCAGCCTTTAGTTCGGCCTGGGCCGGCAGCGCTGCCAGTTATTGATTCAGCCATTTGTGTTCTCCTGTTGTTTAGCAGCTCTTCGAGCGTCTATAGTAATTCTGTATGCTGCTTGTCTCTTAGCAATTGTTTCAGGGCTTAACTTTTTACCATATTTTGAATTTTTTTCTCCCAGCATTGATTCTCTTTTTTTAACTGACGGAATATAACCATTGATCCGTCGTTTTTCAATGGTTTTTTTAAAAGATTCAGTCCTTTTAGAAATAGTTTCTGTACTTAACTTTTTGCCTAAATTTGCTTGACGAATTTTTTCTTTTACTTCTGCTGGTCTTGTTCGTCCAGTAAGTGTCTTAGATATTTTGGCCGCTACTTCTTTACTTGTAGTGCCTTTATAATTTTTTTTCTGTTCTGGTGTACGAGTTTTGCCACGATTACCCTCGCTAATTTTTTGTTTAGTTTCGTCGGAGTGTTTCCATCCTACTGCACATGCCCATTGATTAATTTTAATGTTATCTAATATGCCGCCATCAAGTTTACGCCCATATTTGGTAATTAATTCAACTTCTAATTTCTTTGCTTCTTCATTTGTCAAATTATCTTGAATAACAATGCGTCGATCAACCGGGGGCAGAGGTGTAAACAAGTGGTGGACATGCATACGACGACCGCTACCTTTTCCAATGTAATACGGAGTACCGTTATCGGAAAGATACTGATATACATAGAAATTCATGTAGTATTTACCGCAATTACTGTGCATACTTTAAAATGTTTTCAGACACACTCAATTGATTTTGCATCACACGCATGATATCGTCCAGTCTGGCCAGTTGTTCAGTCATAATTCCCATTTGTTGATCAGCGCCTTGCATTTGCACAGGAATTGATCTGCCATCAGGCAACGGAACTATTGCTTCGTTTTGTCCAGCTTCACCTGCCACAAGATCAACTCCACCAGGTGTGGCCTTGATTATGCCACCTTTTGCTGCATATGCTGTGGCTATGTTGGCTCGTTTTGCAGTTTCTGCCTGGCCACCAGCATAGCCAATGGCCTTGCCAAGATCGGCAATGTTGGTCAAATCTGTGCCGGCTTTTTGTTTTTGTTTGACATATTCTACAGCAATTGCTTTGGCAATGTCAGGAGTTGCAGCTAAATCTGGATCTTTAACTAGATCAATTCCCAACAACTCGCCGAACTTTTTGTAATTGTCTTTGCCAGTCAACTGTACCAGACCACGGCCACGGTACTTGAACCCTTCGTCTTCGGCATTGCCCATTCGCCCGCCGTAGATTCGATTACCAATGGATTCTTTTCCGCCGGCTGCAACATCTTCGGCATCCTTTAAATCTTTGAATTTGTTTGGGAATACTTCTAACAATCGTTTGGCACTGTAATTTAAATTTTCTTGTGCATCTGTTTTGCCGCCTGATTCAGCATCAAACTGCGCCAGTACATTGGCCTGAGCTTTTTTATCAGTGATTCCCGAAGACGACAGCCGACTTAATAAATCGTCTTTTAACGGTCCAGTAATTTTTGGTGCTGGTGGTGCACCGCTTGACGCTGGTGCCATTGGCGGTGCTGATGTTTGCGATCTACCGCCGCCGCCGCCGCCGGCGCCGCCACCACTTGGTGCAGGTGGTGGTGCTGGTGGTGCTGCTTCACGCTTGGTAACTGTCACACCCAGCTTGGCTGCCATTTTTGTCATGCCATCAATGGTGCTTTCAGTGGCGCCAGCAAGACCTTTCATGCTAGTGGTCACCGGTCCTATGCCAACATTGATCAAGTCATTTAACTTGTCG